TATTTAAGTGAAGATTATTTCTTCTGTCAATTTGTTCGACGTTTAGGATACAACATTTATCTTTGTCCTTGGATGAAATTGGGACATATGGGTTCTTATATATTTTCTGGTTCGATGACGAGTTTGGCAAATCTTGAATTTGCAGCTCATGGATTGGATACAGCAAAAGTAAGTGGACACACAAAACGAAAAAGGAATAAAAAGAGAGGTAAATGACTTGACATTTCCACAAAAAGTGATATAATAATATTATTAACTAAAACTGAAATAAGGAGAATAAAAATGAAAGTAAGTGAAAGAACAATCAATCTTTTGAAAAATTATGCAAACATCAATCAGAGTATAGAATTTCGAGAAGGAAACATTCTTAGGACTGTTTCTCCATTGAATACTATTCTGGCATCAGTAGAAATCGATGAGGAGTTGCCAAAAACCTTTCCAATATATGAACTGAGTCGGTTTCTTGGTACGTTATCATTGTTTAATGCTCCAGAATTGGATTTTACTGATAATGGTGTTATGATATCCGATTCTAAACACGAAGCAACATATCGTTATTGTGGGAGTAGTTCTATGTTTCAAACACCGCCCGAGAAAGACATATCATTTCCAGAACCAGAAGTTGAATTTCAACTGACACAAGATGTCTTCAAAAAAACCATCAACGCAGCAAATACGTTGGGTCTTCCAGAAGTGATTGTCGAAGGTGACGGAACAGAAATAAGATTGTTGGTGTCTGATACAGGTAATGTATCATCAGATAATTTTTCAACTGGTGTCGGCCCTACGGATAAAACGTTCCGTATGATTTTCAAGACGGAAAACTTGAATAAATTGATGGAAGGGGAGTATGATGTGGCGTTGTCCTCTAAAAGAATTTCAAGATTTCAAAGGACAACTGACACTCTTCTTTACTTTATTGCTTTGGAGCAGAACTCAACTTTTGAGGAATAGATCTTTTCTTTTTTCCACACCAAACGTATAGTAAATGATGATATTTGATATGAGAGAATTACAATGACTGACAAACTTTTGTGGGTCGAAAATTATAGACCTAAAACCATCGATGAATGTATACTTTCCGAAACAATTAAGGGAACTTTATCAGACCTTGTAAAAGATGAAAAGGTTCCTAATCTTATGTTTACAGGCCCGTCAGGAGTTGGTAAGACAACTGCGGCACGAGCACTTTGTGAACAAACAAATAGCGATTATCTAATTATTAATGGTTCAGATGAGGGTCGAATGATCGATACCCTGCGAACCAAGTTGACTCAATTTTGTTCTACAATTTCCTTTGGGGGTGGTAGGAAGGTTGTGATTATAGATGAAGCGGATTATATGAATCCCGATTCTGTACAACCAGCCATGAGAAACTTCATTGAGAAGTTTGCAGAAAATTGTTCGTTTATCTTCACTTGTAATTATAAAAATCGAATTATAGACCCGATCCATTCACGATGTGCAGTTGTGGATTTTGTGTCGAGCAAAGAAGAAAAACCACATATCGCAGCCCAGTTCATGGAACGGTGTGTGTCTATGTTAAAAACAGAAAATGTAACTCACGATAAGAAAGTAATCGTAGAATTGATCAATAAACATTTTCCAGATTTTCGAAGAGTGATAAATGAATTGCAACGATATGGTACTTCGGGAGATATCGATTCAGGCATCCTTGCGAATATAGGAGAATTGAATCTCGATCAATTGATTTCTGCTTTACGAGAAAAGAATTTTCAGAAAATGCGCCAATGGATTTCCTCGAATGTGGACAATGATCCTACATCGGTTTATCGTAAAATTTATGACAAATTGTATGGGGTAGTAGAAAAATCTTCTATACCTTCGGCAGTATTGATTATTGCAGACTATCAATACAAATCTGCTTTTGTTGCAGATCAAGAAATAAATCTTGTTGCTTGTTTGGTTGAATTGATGGCTGAATGTGAGTTCGTATCATGAAAAACCCAACACTATTTGACGAATATGGTAAAGTTCCAATATTTGGTAAACGCATTTTACATGTTGCCTCACCTGTCCGATGGAAAGGAAGTAAGTATGAAGTAGAGCGTTGTTCTAACTGGAAAGTAATGATGGATACGGTGAATTTTTTACCAATGTGTCATCACTATATTATGATTCCAGAACGGAACACACTTACTTCTTCTAACGAACTTTATTCGATGGATAACGTAACGATAATTCCGTTTCCTTATCCACAATCAGTAATGCAGAATCGTGCTAATTTTGATGGTAAAACATTTTGTAGAATCTTTTCTGGTAGACAAAAAGTAGAATTTCGCCCTGGTGAATTTATTACATTACAGACTTCTTCGATTGATATTGATTTTGTATTTTGTCATCAACCAGAAATTCTTACAAATGTTCTTTGGAATTTGTTGTCACTTCGTTATGGAATGAACAATACAGATTCCATGTGTTTTTTCCATTGGGTTGATTGTGCTGCATCAAGTCCTGCACCAGCGTTTCCTCCTACATTTTTTAGACAATTTGAGGCCATAGATCGGTGCAGTAAAATCTTTTTTCATTCTGATATGAGTTTGAAATATCTCATATCAAATTTTGGAGGAAAGAAACCCCATGTTATTACACCAGATATAACGGAATTGGAGAAAAAGATTTCCAAGATGCCACTTAAAGCAAAACCTCTTCCACAAACAAATGGTGAATATTGGAGTCCACCAGTCGGGAAGAAAATCATTGCATTCAATCATAGATGGAATGAAACAACTGGTGCAAGACAACTCCATAAAATGATGGAGGGATTGCCCGAAGAATACCAAGTTTTGGTTACAGATGAAAAAGTCAAGAAACCATTATCTGGTTATTCTCCGGTTGATGGAGGTGGAAAATTGGAGGAATTAGAAGAAAATTGTTATGATTCTGTGTATGAACCAGGCCGGTTTAAGTATGCTTATGAAGGTATTCCTAAATCACGACTTGGTTCTTTGGAATTATATTCTGATTTTCTTCGGGGTTCTTATGCATCGGTTGCATGGATTAAAGGATATGCAACTTGGAATTTGTCGGTACAAGATCCGATTTTAGTAGGAACGCCAACTTTAGTTTATGATACACCTATGATGAGAGAAGTTCTTGGTGATAATTATCCATTTTATTTTAAGACAAAAGACGAATTTCAAAGAATGATTCAAAATATGCCGAGTAATTTTTCTCATTCTGTGCCGGAACATGATTATACGTTTCGTGATAATTTAGTAACGGCCATGATGAGTAGTTGGCAACATACTAAAATGAATAAAGAAGGTTCATTTTGTAAGCCATGGTTATATTTTATTTTGAATGGATTGGAATATAAGAAGGATTTTTTGTATCAAACACATCCGATTATGGTGGATGCACAAGGTGGAAATTCTTGGGAAACAATTCGTAGATGGTGTTTACAATTTGGATTAAAAGATGATCCAACTTCTCGCCATACTCGTTTGTTTATTCCAAATGAGAACATGAAGAACAAAGTGGAAAAATATTTAGAAGGATTTGATGGTTCTGAATATTCCATGAAAGAACATGAAGAATTTCATAGTGAATTAAATAAAAGTAATGTAAGATCAACTTTATCGAAGTTTATGTCATGAGCCCATTTGATTTTGTAAAACAGATTAATCATGGTAAGATAAATCTGATAGATGAAACTCCTGAATTAGAAAGGGAGTATAAACAATTCATTATAAATCGTGCATTGAGTTTTAATCACGATACAGTCCTTTATGCAAACGAAATGAACGTTCTAAACCACCTAGATGCGAAACTTCAATTCGACTTTTTTCTTTATTCGATAAGGAAGAAAAAGAGATGGGGCAAATGGTTGAAACGTGAAAATAATGAAGTTCTCGAATCGATCAAAGAATATTATAAGTGCAGTTATACGAAAGCGAGAGATTATGTCACACTACTCAACGATGAAGAAATAGAATCTATAAAACTACAGTTGAATACTGGTGGAATAACGAAATAATGCATCTTTGTTTGTAGAATGTTTAGAAACTAGAAACTCCTAAATACAATAAACAGTTAAAAATATTGTAATTGAGGTTACGAAAAAATGAACGAAAACATAATCCAAGCGATGATTGAAGTAACACTAAAAGAACCCGATGATTTCTTGAAGGTAAGAGAAACCCTTACACGAATAGGGATTGCATCACGTAAAGAAAAAACCATATTTCAGTCGTGCCATATTCTACACAAGCAGGGAAAATATTATATTTTACATTTTAAAGAGTTGTTTGCATTAGATGGCAAGACAACCAATTTTTCAGAAAACGATGAGGCAAGACGGAATACGGTTGCCAATCTTCTCGCAGAATGGGAATTGATTTCTCTTGTTGAACCAGATAAATCAGCAGACCCTACAGTACCATTGAGCCAGTTAAAAATCCTGTCCTTCAAAGAAAAGGATGAATGGGAATTAACTCCAAAATATAATATTGGGAATAAAAGAGATTCCGATGAGAATGACAAGTGATTTACTATTTTATAAATTATTTTCAAGTGTAAAAGACCCCAAACGAGCTACAAGCGGTTCCGCATGTTTTGACTTGTATTCTTTTTTGCCAGACAACTCAGCGGTTTCGGTTTACATAACCCATCCCGAAGAGTTGGAAATAAGAAATAGATTGGTACAAAATGAAGGAATACAAGTTAATCCTAATGAACGGATTTTAATACCCACTGGACTTATTTTTGATATTCCTGTTGGACATTCTATGAGACTACATCCAAGATCAGGCCTTGCATTAAAACAAGGTCTGACTCTAGCGAACAACACGGGCATAATTGATTCGGATTATGTCGAACAGGTTTTTGTGATGATAACCAATATCAGTGGAGCAACGCAATACGTGAAACACAATGAACGTATTTGTCAGGGTGAATTGTTTAAAGATGAAATATGTATTTTAGAAGAAATAAGTGAACCGCCTGAAAGAAAAACTGATAGAGATGGAGGATTTGGTTCAACAGGAAAGGAATAATCTTGGCATATATCTTGCACAAATGGACAGTTGCTACAGTTCAAGTAGTATATTACATTCCAGATTATTTACATATTGTGAATGAATTTGTGTGGCAGACAGAAGACCAAATACCAGAATTTCCACGTATAACTAAGTTTTTAAATTATTGGGACAAGAACATTGACGGCCCAATCAAAGAAGTATATATCTATGATCAAGGCCAAAGTGAGGTCAGATTAGTAGACAGAAAATTTAAGCTCAATTAAAACTTGACAATGTTACTAAAATTTGTTATAATGACATATACCTTAATGAGAATTGAAAAAATATGTATAAAACTGGTCAAATAGATGTATTCGGTAATGATATTGTTACCGATGAGTATCATAGTGGAAAAGAATTTGAAAAACATATAGCAACTATATTAAGAAAATATGATGGATGTGAAATATCAGAACAAGTAACTATTGGTAATAAGTTTAGAAATCATAAACATATAGTAGATATTTTAGTTAATTCAAAAATAATTGTTTCTGTGAAATTACAAAATACAGGTGGTACAACTGAAGAAAAGGTTGGATATGAAATGTGGACATTGAAAGAAAAAATTCTCTCTAGACTTTATACAAAAGCATTTATAATTTGTGGCGGGCCTGGATGGACTATTTTTGAAAATTTATTAAAAATGTCTAAGGATTATCCAGAAGTAACATTAATTCGATATGAGGATGATAAAACTTTATCATTTATAAAAAATGAAATTTGAATTTGAAGTAATAGAAATAGATAAAACTCTCGCTACAAATTTTGTTCAGAAATATCATTACTCACCAGTAATGCCCGCCATAACAAAGCACTATCTTGGTTTTTTTTTGAATGGTGAATTGAAGG